ATTCAGACTACCAATGCTGAAACTGGATTCAATGGCTTCGATGGGAGGTATGTTCACAATCGTAGAAAAGCAAGCCAAATTGCATGTGGGTCTGTTAAGAGCAATCTTAACTCGGAACTTAGGGAACACAGAAATCTCCCTTCAGACAAACATTACAACGGCTCTCGGTTTCGCGTACAGGAAATACAACCTGCCAGATAGAACCATAGGAAACTTTGATGTAACGAAAGATGACGTTCTACATCATGCATATGTCGCAACCATCCTAATGCACAGAGCTATCAAATCACGTGAGATGATGGTGAGAATTTTCGCTAAAGATTATGACATCAAACAGGCCGCCTCTGAAACAATCCGTGATTGGACCTCTATAATGGCCCACATAGCAATGCAAGCAGTGGGTATTGACGGGATCGAGGCTGCTGCTTCCGTTGTAACACAGATAAATAGAGTTGCGACTGGAACTATAGGTCTAGAAACCGGAGAAGCAGTTTTCAATGAAATTTCAAACTGGTGTAACACAGGAGCATTCAAAATAGAAACTATTGTTATGCCGAAAAGAAATTCAATCAATTTATGCACTCACCCTTGGACCACATTGTTAAGACACGCAAACCAATGTGTCTGCTGTAAAAGATTAACCGTAGACAGTGAAGGGGGTGCTTGTGATGACTGCTCACCTCCATGCTTCGTTAGCCATAAATGCACGCACATCTGCAAACAATATGATCATAATTGTGAAGGAGTGTGCCAACACAAACCAGTAAAATGTACATGTTGTGAAATCGAAGGATGTTACACAAGGTGTAAGGCATGTGATAAAGCCGATGAGAATGATGAAGAACTTGACAAATACATAGTAAGATCACAAAACCTTAAACAAGGGCTGAGTCACCAAAGCAGACAAACAGATGACAATGAAGAACATAGTGGGGAAAAAAAGAAAACTGCAGGAAGGGTCATACCAATCCTAGACAATCAACATGCACACACCTGCCATGTTTGCGGGAAATGGTTCTCACATGAACATAACTATAAGAACCCTTATCACACCCACGAAGGAGCCTGCCCATGGCATGCTGGAGGACCAGGTAACAAATTAGAAGATGATTGGCAAACACAACCCAGTCAACATAATCTCCCAATGAGCCCTACTGCCGGAGCTGCATGGTTTGCAACACACAACGTATGGGGATGGAACAGTAAATGGAGGTTAGCGTTGGGCCCAGATTACGATCATATCCAC